TGACGCACCGCCAGGAGGCCCCAGTGATCCAGCTCCACGACGTCGATCTGAAGCTCCTCAGGGTATTCACCACCATCGTCAGGTGCGGTGGCTTTTCTGCCGCGCAGGCCGCCCTCAACGCCGGCCAGTCGACCATCAGCGAACAGATGACCCACCGGAAACCCGCCTTGGGGTCAAGCTGTGCCAACGCGGGCGCAGTGGCTTTCGCCTGACCGAACAGGGTGTGGCCATCCACGAAGCGACCTTGCGCCTGCTCAGCGCCGTGGAAAGTTTTTGCCTGGATGCCGACGTGCTCAAGCAGCACATCAGCGGCAAGCTCAACCTGGGCATCATCGACTCCACCCTGACCGACAATGCCTCGCCTCTGCCGCGCACCACCCAGCGCTTTGTTTCACGCGGGCACGATGCCCACCTGCACATCTACATCGGCGCCCCGGCGGAGCTGGAAGAGCGTGTACTGGACAGCCGGCTGCACCTGGCCATCGGTCATTTTCCGCTGCGCGTGCCGGGGCTTTCGTACTTGCCGCTGTACGACGAAGCCCTGGGGCTCTACTGCGGCCGACGCCATCCGTTGTACGCCAGCAAGGCGGCGAACGGCCGGCTGCTTGAAGAGGTCCGCCAGTGCCATATCGTGGTGCGCGGCTACATGCAGCAATATGACCTGGAGCAACTGGGCATCACCAAGGCCGCCGCGACCGTGGAGAACATCGAGGCGGCCGCGATCCTGATCATTTCCGGTGCTTATATCGGTTTTCTGCCGGTGCATTTCGCCGAGCAGTGGGTCAAGACCGGCGAAATGCGCCGGCTGGGTGCGAATACCCTGGACCTCACCTCGCCCTTCGACGTGATCACCCGGCGCGGCGTGACACCGCCGCCGATTTTGCGGGCGTTTCTTGAAGACCTGAACACCTGTATGCACCAGGCTGGGGGGATTTGAGGGCGCGGGCTTGGGGGCGAACGAACCAGCTGGAGAACACTTGTGGCTATCCGGACTGCAAGACTGCAAGACAGGTAGGTCCTTGCTGCCGAAATCAACCATTCCCAAAGGTGTTCCCATGGGCAGATTTTCTAAGCCCCAAAAACGCAAAAAGCCCTGAATAATCAGGGCTTTGAATATGGCGGAAGCGTAGAGATTCGAACTCTAGGATAGTTGCCCATCGACGGTTTTCAAGACCGTGGGATAAATCCATTACCCATGCCGTCTGCACGGCCAAATCGATTCCAAAACAAAGACGAAACGGCACGGCTACAGGCCGCATACTGCAAGGGTAGCCGCTTCAGTTTTGGAATCGTTTTTTGCTGTAATTTTCAAGCAGTTTGGCGATAAACTCCGCTGCTATAATGCTCCTCAGGAAGTGCGGAATGGATCTCAAAGCTCTGGAAAAGTCTCTGTCTCCGTGGCTACGCGTGAGCACCTGGTACACGAAGCACCCGAAAGATGAGCAGCGGTTTCACCATGCCTTGCACGCGACGTTTGCAGAGCACGGCTACAGCATCGCTTTTGAGGAGTTCTTCGAGGCGATGCGCAATGTGATAGTCGAGCGGTACCCAGGGCACGAACTGTATCGGGCAACCGACATCGAGCGGTATGCTCGGCGCGCCGAGATCATCGGCTACTACCTTTTTGACGTGCAACTGCCAGTAATGCAGCAGTAGTGTGGAAAATCGACCTCAGGCCGCGCCATCAGCGGCCTATGCGTCGACCCTGTCTAATATGCATTGGCGATTTTGGGCGAGTTTCGCCCAGTAAAACCGAGAAGCTGCAGCGCGGTTTTAGACAGTCGAAGCCCCCTCCTCCGGCGTTCTGCCGACGGCCTACCTATCCTTGGGCGGGGCCTTGCCAACTCCCTTGAAGAACTGATTTCCCCATTCCGGCAACGGCTCGTGATGGCCAAATATCCCTAGCTCGTACCACTCATCAACTTCATTCAATCCGAAGTATCGCGCTGCCTCGACGAACTCCAGCATGTCAGACAGCTGATCTGAATCGACCTCTCGGCGCCGGTGAGCAGCGAATGCCATCTCGGCCAGTACGATTGCGCGGCCATCTGGGTCGTTGATCAGTTCGGCTTGGTCGTTGAGCTCATCCAGCCAAGCTCTTGGCAATGTGCTCATCATTCCGCCCTGCACCACCAGGACTGCGCATACAGCACGCCGTCGATATCCTCGACCCCGTTGATGTTCATGCCGAGCTGGGCCATGCCGTTGACCTTGGCATCGTGCAGCCGCGGGATGATGTCCGGACCAGGCGTTGGATTGAACACCCAAGCCTGGGTGGCCACGCGCCCAAGCGGCTCGCTGTGGTGGTCGCCAATGTGAATGTCGGCGCGCAGGGGCTGGATCTTCCTGAGCTGATCAGAGGGGATGGCCTGGCCATTCACGCGGCGGCGGACGAGAAGGAAGTACATAGGGCACCAATACTGTATATCGATACAGTATCGTAGCCATACTTTGGCCACTTGGGCAACCTGGTCAGCCAGGCGGCGTCGGGGCGTCGTACCCGCGCTAGCACTATCGGCCCACTATCCGGGCGGCGTCATAAGCTTTCGCCAGTTCTCCCGCTCGCTCATCATCCAGTGCGAGTAGGTCGAAGAGCGCCACGGCGGCGAGGGACGCACTTAGGCTAGGCAATCGGACCGATACTCTGAGACAGTTGACCGAACCGAGAACCTAGGTAACATGCAATTGATTTACCGTGATCGAAATAACGCGAGCATGTACGTCATGCTCACACCCAACCGATTTTCTACTGGAATTCTTGAAGGAAATGCCTGAGCCAAATGGAAATGACACGGCGCCAACGTCCTATGACATAGGAACGATGACTGCAACTCGCGTTCACATAAATACATCAAGCGAAGTCATTACGATTACGCAAGACAAGCTGCGCATTGCGCTAATGGAAAACTCTGATACTTTTCGTTCGAGAGATTCATGGATTGCTCCGCTTGGTATATTCCTAACGCTCCTAATAACCCTACTCACAACTGATTTCAAAGAATTCATACTAGAGAAATCGGTTTGGAAAGCCATATTCTATATTGCCTTGTGCGCCAGCCTAGGCTGGCTGATCAAAGAATACAGATCACGCCCGGCAGCTAACACGGTAGACAGCCTCATTAACAAGTTAAAGGATGTCCAAAAGCAATGATATTTTCAAACAAGACATTCAAAAACGAAACCATTGACCTCGACTTCAACAAATTTAGAGAATGCTCATTTGTTGATTGCAAGATAACTTATCGTGGCTTTGGGACATTTGAATTAAGCAACTGCCAATTCGATAGAGTTTCATGGAACTTTGCAGACGCAGCAGCACATACACTCAGCTTTTTGAAGTCAATGTATCATGGCTCTGGAGAGGGCGGAAAGAAGCTTGTTGAAGACACCTTCCACAACATCCGAAATAATGCTTACTAGTTTTTGGTTATTGGCAGCAAACTTTCATATTGGATTTCGCACTGTTTGCCTGCTATTCGGGCGCGGTCATATGCTTTCGCCAACTCTCCCGCTCGCGCATCAGCCCGTGAGAGCAGGTCGGAGAGCACCATGGCGGCGCGGGTGGCTGCCTGGCCTCTGGTGATAGCGGCGGTGTCCGTGCCGGGGCAACTGACGGCGGCGGCGAAATTGGTTCCTTCGTCGCGCAGCCGCTGGCCAGCAGCATCGGCGCCAGCAGCACCAGAATCAGCAATGGTTCTTTCTTCATGAGCATGCACTCTCGCCTCTTCCTGCGCCGTGGCGCGTCGCTGTTCTTCCTGGCGCGCCGCCCGCTCGCCGATCACTTCAGCAAGGCGGTCACCGCTGTCTCGTTCTGCGGACGCCTGGCCGGCCTCCGCCCGTTCCACCGCCCTGCCGTGCTGGTACATGCCCCAGTAGGACGCGAGCAGTGCCAGCAGAATCAACGATCTGATCGCCCAAGACTTCATGCCAGCGCCCTCCGCACCCCTTCATCGACGATCGCCGGCGCATAAGGGTTGCTGCCGTTCTCGTGGATTATGATGCTGACCACCATCCCGCGCAGCGTTGCCGGGTCCTTGATGTTGATCGGATCAGTGATACGCACGCCCAGGCGCTTGGCCACGGCGCCAGCGTAGGCCTGGGTGTCGTTCTCGTTGCTCGGCGCCCAGCGGTTGATGGTTTCAAGCACCGTGTCGATGCCCTTCCCGCCCACACCGGGCATGCCGTCCTTGCCCCGGTAGTTGATCAGCAGCTTGCCCAGGGCGCGGATACCGTTCTCGGGCGTGTCGAAGATGGCGAAGCGGCCACCAGGTTCCTTGCCGATCTGGCCCTGCCAGTCGTTGCGCGGGTTGAAGTCGATGTTGCCGGGGTTACGGTTGCGCACGCCCCGGGGCTGGGATTGAGTCATTGCTTTTCTCCAGACAATAAAAAACCCGCCTGTTGGCGGGTTCTGTGTGACGATCTATCTATTTTCCTGCTTGCAACAACGGGCTCCTCAAGAAGCTCACCGATGGCACATACAGAGTGTTCAGTGCATAGGACCTAGACTTGATCAGCTGGTTTTCACCATTCCCTGGTGCGATCGCTCCCACTGTTGGATTAAATAGGATTGGCTTCGCTCCGATCGAACGGATGTAATCCACCAGGTAGGTGACCTGAGCCTGGAACAGCCAGCTCGCGGTGTTGTAGTAATAGTCGTTTGTCCCGACCATGATCCACACGTAATCGGGCTTCTCGGCCGGAACGTCCTTGAAGAAACGCGCCACCAGCTGGTCACTACGGTTACCAACGATACCCTTGCTGACAACCGTTGCCTTGTTCAAACGCTTGATCAGGTGGTAGTGAAAGTCACCGCCCGAGGCGAACCAGCTATCGCCGAACAAGACGTGCTTGCCACGGTTGATGTCCTCGGCTGGCGAAAGCGCATGGTAGTGGGTGATAGAGCCAGGGTAGAACACCGATTCGGTCGATGACGGTACCGTCACCTTGACGCGAACCTTGCTGCCGGCGGTGATCGTGTATGGGATATCAACTGACGCGATGGTGTCGTCTCGGGTGACCGAAGTTTTCGCTACATCTATTACCTGCCCGTCAGCCTTCAGCTCGGTTACCACGATATCGAGCGTTGCCGCTTGCTTGCCGGCCTGCTTGCCAGGGTTCACAACCACGTTAGTGACCATGTTCTCGTAGAGCGAGACAACAGGCTTCGAAGCCACGCCGCCGCCGGCATTGCCAACCCTTATCGCAATACCTGCACCATCACCAACGTCCCGGTACCCTGCAGTCAGTACTGGATCGGAGTGCGCCCCATTGATCACCTCCCAACCGGATGCGCCTTTGAACTGCTCGGCCCGGCGCAGCATCGGCCGCGCAGCCAGCTGCCGCAGAGCATCATCGGCAACACAGGCGAACCCGAAGTGGTTGGCGTGGGCATCATTGTTATAGAAGTTGTAGAGCTTTCCGCCTTCGGGCATGGCCTTGGGCAGCGGCCTGTCGATCACTACCCGGTCCGGCTCTACGTCCTTGAGCACAACGGGATATAGCGTGTCGTCTTCGCCCTGATAGCAGGCGAGCTGGCCGCGGCTGAAACCTTTCGTGCCGTTCAAGGTGATCTGGAATGAACCGGCAGGCACTGCCTGGGTTGAGACCGCTTCTACCACCCCGCCAGGCTCGTTGCTGTACCAGCCAACGCCAGACAGCGTACCGAAATGCAGGTCAATGAATGCTGGGCTTGGCGTGCGTGGAGATTCGGGCTCTGCAAAAACTGACTGGGCAAACAGTAGAACCGAAGCAAGAAGAGCGGTGAAGCGCATTCGAGGATACATCCATCCATGATTTGCTCGAATTATCTCACACCACGCCACTCTTATGCCTCCGTTGCATACAGATCACACCAGCGACTGGTTCCAGCAGATATCGGCAATGATCGAGGCAGTAATCGAAGATCCTGTCGGGTTGGTCGCTCGCAGCACGACAAAACGGAGCTCTGTGTTCGACCTCGTAGCCGGTTGATCCTTGAACGGCCCGACCCCGGTGTAGGTTGCAACGTCTACCGCGCTAGTTCCGTCTGCTGCAGCACAGTACTCGATGCTCAACTGCAAGCCCGCCACCGACTGGTGAAGGAATCTTACCAGCGCTGGCAGCCTGGTCATGCCGGGGATCACGCCGATGATCTGAGAGGAAGACGCCGCCACGGTCGCCCGAGCGTAGAAGTTCGCGCTGCGCGCCACAGTCCCAGCGCCATCAGGCTGCAGGACCTGGCTGGTATAACGGACATTCAGGGCGTAGCTACGCGACTTCACCAGCTGGTCTCCGCCACCTCCGGTTGGGGCGATTGCACCAACGCTGGCTGTGAAGAAGATCGGCTGCGCGCCTAGCGCCTGAATCATTCGACGGAGCTGAAGGATCTGCTGCTCAAATAATGCCGGAGTAATGCCAGCGTAATAGTCGTTTGTACCAATCATGACCCAGACGAAATCAGGGGCCTGCGGTACCACGTCGGCGTCAAATCGGGCGATCAAATCCGATGCCCTGTTGCCGCTCACACCTTTATTGATGATTGTGGCTTTCGGCAGGCGCGCGACCAGGCGGTTGTAGAGATCGCCACCAGCGAACCAGCTGTCTCCCAGCAGTACATGCTTGCCGCGATTAAGCGAACCCAGGAATCCGCGCACGCTGTAATAACTGACCTGGCCCAGGTAGAACGTCCATGGCCCACCATTAGGAGAGGTAACCCTGATCTGCACCATAGAGCCAGGGCGAATAGTGAAGCTGATGTCACGAGAACGAACCGCTCCATAACTCGCGATACCCGTTTCTGAAGCAATCTGAAATTCTGTTCCATCCGCTGTCTTCTCAATAACAGCAATATCTACTGTTCCAGAGAGGTTGCCGGGGTCGCGGGTGCCTGGGTTCAGCACCAAATTAACCACCTTGTCGCCACCAGTCAGCGCAACCCAGGAAGAAGATGCACCGGCATTGACGGTGGGACTGGACACAGAGATGGACCGTTCACCAACAGGACCGCCGCCGGGGTTGGTATAGACCGATGCGGTTTGGCTGACGAGAGTTGCACTCAGGATTGGTGACCAGATAGCTCCGTCATTGGCTCGGTACTCCAGAATGGATATCCGCTTGGAAGTGAGCTGCCGTAGGGCCGAGTCAGCGATCGCGTTGTAACCGTAGGTGTTTGGGTGCGCGTCGTTCCGGTTGAAGTTGTACACCGGGGCGCCGGACGCCACAGCCACACGCATCTGGCGGTCCATCCGCAGGACCGGGCCAGCTTCGATGATCTTGATGACGCCAGTGTCGTATTGCCCATCACTGGAAAGCCAGCAGATGATCTCACCGACAAAAAAACTGGCTGCTGACGCCACAGGGAGGGCTGTCGTGTTCTGGGCGGCGGAAGCGGTGGTCGTTGTGCTAACGATACCGCCTGGCTCTGATGTCCCAGCCCAACCGGTGCCGCAGAGTGGGCCAAAATGCAGGTCGATCACTGCCGGATCAAGAACGTTGCTGAACACCTTGCCAATCCCAGCGATTGCATCGGTGTTAGCTTGAGCTTTTGCGTCCTGGCTTGCGTCTTTCGCCTCAAGCGCGACAAGGGATGCCTCAAGAGTGCCGCCCGCCCGGCCAATCAGGGTAGTCCCTGAAGCGCTAGCCAGAGCTTGCCTAAGGGCAGCGTCTCCAACTGCCTGAAGCTTCGGTGCATCAGTGGCCCAGGTGCCGGTGAGTGTAAGCGGAATATCGGATGCATTCATCACCCGGTAAAGTTCGCCAGAGCGCTGAACAAGCTGAGTCTGCCGCTCTACCACCACACCAGCGCCATATGCCAGGTAAACCGATTCGTAGCCTTGATCTATCAGGTAGTCAGTAACCTGCTGCATGATCCCGCGCCACGATTTCAGTGGCACGCCGAGGCGATCCAGGTACTCGCCAAGAGGACCAGTCAAGAGAAGATCAATGATCCCGGAGTTGTCGTATAGGTCAAAAGGAGAATTCGAACCATCGGGACCTACGGGGTTGCCAGTGTTGTAGCGCATAGTTTCTCCGGGCACAAAAAAGCCCGCACTAGGCGGGCTCAGGTGAGTTTCTTGATATCCGGACTGACGTAATCCGGTTGTTTCTATTTCTTACCCTACGCGCCAAACAGCGCCGTCACTAAACACCGGGGTAAATGAACTGCCTCCGCCGTAAACCTCAGAATTGAACCCGCTTGATTGAGCATCCGAGACAAATGCCCTGGATCCGGCGCCACTAGCGTCAGCTGCTGGAAGATCGCCAACGAGATAAACGGTGTTTTTAGTAACGCCTCTCAAAACAGTCTCGCGGACCGCCTCGTTACCCAGGATCACCTGATTGTCGCGATCGCTATAAGTCCCATGGCCGATCGCAACGCAATTAGCTGCATCTGTCTTTTGGAGGGGGTGATTGCCAGTAGCGTTACCGATAAAGATACTGCCAAGGGATTGCTTTGCACCTGCAACTAGGCTTCTGCCTGAGTTGTGACCGATTGCGATCACATCACTGCCGAGAAACTCGTCGACTGCATTGCACCCGATGCCAATTACCCGGTCACCTGCTGGAGTTCCGCCCGTGCCGTCGGCCTGATTGATTTTCGCGATGCCAGACGCAATGGATCCTGCGGAAGCACCAATGAATACACAGCTGTCGCCGTTTAGTCGATTTCTGCCAGCAGCCCTGCCGATGGCAATGCATTCATCGCCGTCGCGCTTGTACTCTCCGGCAACATAGCCAGCGAAGACGTTTCCAGCACCTTGGCATACCCACCCGGCGCTATCGCCGAGTCCTGTGTTGTTGTTGGCTGAAACACACTGCTCAAGGGACCTGAAGCCTATTGCGGTTGCCCCCACCCCGGTCGCATTGTATCGGCCTGCACGAGTTCCAACATAGGTACAGTCGGACAGGTCAACACCCATCTGGGCAGCCACAACGCCGATCGCGATGTTGGAAGACTGGGATTGCTGAAGCTCAAGAGCAGATTCACCAATGCCGATGTTGGCACCACCGGTCGTAACGCTGTTACAGGCCATGCGGCCAATGCCCAGGTTTCGCTCGCCGGTTGGCGGCGTTTTCGGGCCTCGTGTGCCGAGCCACAGGTTGTACCCAGCGGAATGCCACCTGGCAAAATCAATCCCAAACGCCTTCATGTGGTCCTGCAGACCGGTACCAAGGGCGATCTGCTTGCTCTCGGTGGCCTCGGATCCGTGACCAATAGCTATGACGTCATTGTTTTCTGCGCCGCCCAGGGCATTGTACCCAATGAGGGTTTGCCTTGAGCCGGTGGTGGTGGTTCCACCTGCGTTTGTACCAACCGCTGTGCATGGGCCGCCCACCGCCCTATTTAGGGCATATGAACCAACTGCAACGATCTCGTTGCCGTTGTATGTGTAGGCCGCGTTACGACCGATGGCGATGTTTGAGAAGCAGGCAGACCTGCTCAAGAACATTGCACCGGAACCAACGATTACGTTGTTCAGCGCGCCCTGCGCCCGATAAGCCGCGCTATCGCCAATGATGACGTTGTCGCTGCCCTCCGCCATGTCCCGGCCAGCGTTGTACCCTGCAAGAACATTTCGACTGCCTGAGGACGTCCCCTCCCCAGCGCCTGGACCCACGCCAACGTTTCTTCCTCCAGTTACGACTTTGTTTCCCGCAGCAGCCAGGAAGTAATTCAATAGCTGAGGCTTGGAAATTGCAGCAACTGCCGTAGACGTCGGCATGCGGGAAAGCTCTGTTGGGTTCCCTGATGCGTCCTTCTGGTAGAGGATCAGTTCAAGCCCGTCGCTAGATACGACAATGTACTGGCCATATTCAAATGCGGAGTCTAATGCTGCTACATCGCTGGCCTCAGACCCTGCAGTTGACTTGGTAACATCCGATGAATAGCTATCGCTCATTTTCCTGCCTTGGATAACAAAGTGAGAGAAATCCCTTTCTGTTAGCAAATGTTTCGGGATTCCATTCCCCCTTATGATCAGCGGGATCGGAAAATTGATTAACGATCGCGCTAAAGATCACTCTACCACCAGCTTCACCATAGTTATCAATTACTTGCTATTAAATTTGCACAGAGATCGATGCATAATTTATCAAGTTGGCGGGAATAGATCGTCGTAGGTGTAAACGCGAGCGTCGTAGGGCATCCCCTTCACGGAAACATTGCCGTTGGCCGGGTCCGAGCTGGTGATCAGCGTCGGGTATGCCCAGCGCGCAGCAGGGCCGAACAGGATGTGCGGAGGTTCCAGGGGGCCATCAACAACGGGCGTGAAGTCGAGGGCGTCGACCTGGGCGGTGTAGGTGTCGACCTGGGTCGCAACCCATGGCCCAGACAGCATGCCGTCAAGCCGGCGAACCCCTATCCAATGCTCGCCTCCGGCGCTGAAGTCCAGGGGTTCGGATGATCGCAGCAGCGTTCCTGAACCTGTGATCTGGAAGTCGAGCAGGATGGCGCTCTGGCAGCGCTTCGGCGCATCATCAGCCACCACAGCAAAGCTCAGATATCCGCTGTTGCTGCCGTCCATCTCGGTCTCCCAGGAATAGACGTCTGTGCGGAACTTCTGATGGCCGCGCCGGCGCATGCCGAACCGCCATGCCCGGGTCTCGTCGCTGAAGCCAACCACCTTGACCTTCTCGACCTTCTGGCCGAGATCGCCAGGCCAGCGGCAAGGACGTGTCTCCCATGCCCAGGTCTTCGTCGAGAAGTACTCAACGTCCACGCCGTCGAAGTCGTTGATCGACGGCATCGAGCCGCTGATCTTCAACATCTTGGTCATGTTCTGTGGTGAGTAGGTCTGCGTCTTGGGCCCATACTGTATGGCCTCGAAGATCGGCCGCGCAGCGTCGCGTACGGGTCGCAGCAGGCCACGGAAGGTCACCAGTTCGCCGTACCCGCAGGCCAGGGCGTTGTTGATCATGTCCTTCACGATGATCGGGGAGTCGATCGTCTCGTCGTAAGTGTCGCCGCGCGCCTTGCAGATCTCGTGGAATGCCTGCCACTCAGGGAGATCAAGGTCATCGTCGGTGTACCCGAGCTTGCGCAGCTGATACAGGCACCACGGCACGATGTCGCGCGTTGCCCCTTTTCCCCCCTCCATCAGCGGCAGAATGGTCGTGGACTCGGCACTGATCTGGCTCTCAGACTGAGCAGAAAGCCTGTCGCCGCCTCTAATCTTGCAGGTCATCACCGTGAGGCCTGGGTAACTCGTTGGCGAGTTGACCATCCTCCCGCGCAGGTCATACCAGGTAACGTCGTCTCGCGCCTCCTCGTTGGCCCGGCCGCCGAGGTCGATGAAGCGCTTCTTGATCCGCGCCTCTGCCCGCATGGGGTAAGGAAGGACGATGCGGTTTGTGAAACCCTGCGCATCCAGCGATGAACCGCTGTGCACCTTCTCGATCACCGTCCAAGGGCCGGCCACGTCCATGTCTCGATACTCGAAGGTGTGATATGACGGGATCTCGTAGATTTGCCCTTCCCGACCAATACCGCACAGCCCGTTGCTGAAGAAGACTGAGTACTCAAGCTCGGTGACCTTCTCTCCCTCAGGGCAGCATGCAAATGGCCCGCGATATCCGCCCTGCAGGTTAGAGGCATCCAGGGATATCACAGCCACGACCGACTGCATGGTGTCGAAACCTGGCCAGGCGTCATCAGTTGAGCCATCCGACGCCAGGCGCTCCAGCGTCATCAGGGTGGTGCTGAAGGCAGTGATGCGATAACGCAGGCCGCGCGGCCCGATGCTGGCCTGTCCAGTCCCTGGAGTCAGACCAACAACCGGGGAGCCACCGTCGTAGTTCAGCGTCATTTGTGCAGGGCTGCCACTTGCCGCCGGGGTGTAGCTGTTCACCACGTAGTAGCCGGCATTGTTTCCGGCAATCTCGATTTGCATGCCTGGAGACGGGCTCAGCATTTCCAGCGGGCCCTTGATGATGTCTCGGCTTGCACCGCCATCGACCGCTTCATAGGTGTATGGCGCAACAACACGAATGATCAGGCCGGCCGACCAGTCCGCAGGGAACGCTCCCGACCCAGATGGGATGCTGATGGTGTCGCCGGAAAACTGATAGACCGCAGCATTGGCGTACTGGGTGAGCGTGGTGGCCACGGTCAGCTCAAGCCCAGCCGAGCCACTGGAGCTGGCCCCGACCTCTGGGACGTTGAACCAGTTGAGGTGAGCCGAATCAGCGGACAGATCAGCACCTGGTTGATAGATGGAAAACGTCGCGTCGGCGCCGAGGGAAATCAGCGGGGTCTGGCCGACGCGCACCTTGCTGATCGGGATGTCATATTCGCCTTCGCCGACGTACAACAGCATCTCCACCCGCTGATCACGGGGGCCAGCGAAGTATCGGCGAGGCTGGGTCAGGTAGGAAGGATAGGTGCGCTGGTGGCCGGCGATCTGCCGGATGGTGTCGCCAAGCTTCACCTTGTTGCCCTTGGCACTTGCCTCGGTCAACGGGTCGCCGGACTGGGCGCCGGCCGTCGAAGGCATGCCAGGCATCTTCGGCATCAGCGCCTTGAGCACCGCCTTGGCGCCCTTGAACAAGGCGTATGTGATGGAAAAAGGATCCGTGCCTTTCGGCTCACGGTAAATCTGCAGTAGGTGCGACGGCTTGAATGAGACCTTGTGCCAGTCTTCCTGCTCAATCACCTCATCATTGAGGACAATGCTGATCGGCGGGCTCTCGCGACGCTCATAGGATGGCGCCTGGGACTTCAGCCACTCCTCGATCGTCATGCGGCGATCGGTCTTCCAGGTGCCCAGCGGCGCCGTGTTACTCAGCTTGTTCGGATAGAACTCGATCACGGTAGTAGACCACCTTGGGGTGAGCGGCTTCGAAGTCGCCGGTTGTTCGGATGCAGGCGCCTCCGGGGTTTGTGTCCAGCACTTTCAGCCGGCCTTCGCTCAGGAGGACCGTGCCGACATGCAGCAGCGCAGTTCCGCGAAGCACCGCGGCAATGGCGCCAGGCTCTGGGTCGCATTCCTCCATTGCCATTCGGAGACTGCGATAGGCTCTGGTGTTTTCGCGGATCTTGTCCTTGCCAACCGCCCCCAAGGACGGAAGCCATGGCAGCCCAAACAGGTCGTGGCGGACCGCCCGGCACATGCCCCAGCAATCGAAGGCAATAGGCCCCCGTGCACCCTCGCGATACGGGGCGCGCATGAATTTCTCGATCATGGTCAGACGTACTTCAGGCCAGGTGCCCTGGTAGCAGTGAGGGTGAGGCGATTGCCGGTGGTATTGAGCAGGTCGTAGAAGCCGGCAGTCAGTTTTGCGACGTCATCTTCATATTCCCTGCTGAGCAGCGTCATTCGGTACCGCTCAGCCGGGTATGACAGGTCTTCGGTCAGGTAGCGCCGAAAGGTGATGATGAACCGGTCACCGTCCGCCTTGGCCTCCTCGACCACCTCCTGAACCTCCCCGGTGACGTTGTCCAGTCCAAGGATCAGGTTCTGGAAGGCGCTGTTGTCGTTCTTCGGCAGGGCCAGGTCCATGGCCATGGCAACGAAGGTGAGAACACGGCCATCCTCCGTGCCGCAGATCCTGTCCTGGTAGCCGGAGCAATACAGGTGGGAGACGGTGCCGCCCTCCTTCCGCGCCTCGATGGTGTCAACCAGTTCTCCGCGGCCCGATGCGTAGCACTCTTCGAGAAGGCTCATGCTTTGGGCCACTCCCTGTTTACCGCCAGGTCGATCACGTTCTTGTTGAACCAGTATTCTGGGAACTGCTCCCAGCCCTCAGGGATCAGAGGGCGTTGGCGTAGCTCCAGTTTTGCGGAATAACGCCAGATCGAAATCTGCACCAAGCTTGGGCCGTCATAAATCTCAGTAAAGCGACACTCATAAGGCTTCAAGCCCTCTGCCGTCTGTAGCCTGCAGTTGAACCACTCAATCCCATTCCCGAGCGTCCTGACGTACCACGCCTCAAAGAATGCCGCTTGAGCTTCATTGAAGATGAACGAAGCCGTTACAACGGTAGGGACGAAGCTATGCCTGACTCTCTGCCTAGCTCGCCCCGTGACCATCCGAGTTCGAATCATCGGGTCGAAGGTTTCCAGGGAGTAATTCTCCTGGAGAGGCAGCGGCAGTTTTTTCGGGTAATCAATACTCGCCATCTGTTAGCTGCCTCGCCGTGTTAGCCCATAGGCGTTTTCAATGGCCTGAGCTCTGTCCCCGCCACCCCAGATGTCAGCCACGAACATGTCAATTTCCTCTTGGCCATTGGGGGAAGTTCGCCGTTCAACGGACCCTGCTTTCTCCCGATCGCCTACGATGTTCACAACGGTTCCGCCGCCGCCTTGATTTGCTTGGATCCTGCTGAGGGTGTTGTCCAGCTTGGCGCTGGTTTCGGCCGTGGTGACCCGCTCCCCTTTCTGCAGCAGCCAGGTGCCCGTCTCTGGCACCGCGTCGATACCATCGTGAGCCATACCTGCCAGAGCGGCGGAAGCCACGCCTGCAACCATTGGCGCGGTGATACCGGCAGCGGTGGCTGCAGCAGCCGGGGCCAGGATGGGGCCAACGATAGGGATTGCTGCGGTACTGGCGAATGCCGCGATCTGGGCCTGGAACGAAGTTGCCTGCGCATTTGCGATGAGGGTCGTCGCGGCACTGGCCTGAGCCGTTTTACCTGCGATCAACTGAACGCCTTGATACACCAGCCATTGGGCGGCCATTTGACTGAGCGCATTGATGGTGGCTTTGGCCATGGTGGTCGCCACATTGGCGGCCGCATCCCCAAGGCTCTCGGACTCGAGAATCATCGATGAAAAACCTTCACCCACAGAGGCAGTCAGGTTGTCCAGCGTGCTGGAGGTGAAATCAGCAGCCTGCTGCTGGTAATCAATGGCTGAGTCGCGGTAGTTCTCCCAGGCGGAAGAAACGCCATCCAGCCAATTGTTTTGCGCTTCATCCTGACGGGCGTAGTAGTCCTGCTGGATCTCCATGCGCTCATCAAGGGCCTCGCGCAGCAGCTCGGTTTCCTTGGTGTACAGTTCCTCACTGATGTCGCCGCCGTTGTACTGCTTCTGCAGATCAGCCAACTGGCTCTGGTAATCCTGCTGGATAGCCAGGTCGGCCTTCAGGCGCTCTTTAAGCTTGTCACCGCTGCCGGCGCCCGCAAACTCCAGGTCGAAACCTTCCCGGGCGGTGCTGTTGGCCTGAGACAGCGTATCGCCAAAGGCACGGGCCTTGGCCGCATCCTCGTTGGCCTTTTTCAATTGCTGCAAACGGTCCAGCTCGGCGGCAAGACCGTTCAGGCGCTCCTGCTGCTTGGCATTGATGCCGATCAACTTTCCAGACTCGATCTCGAACTGGAGCTTCGCCACTTCTGTGGCGTTCTTCCTGGCATCCGTGCTGGTGTTGATCAGTGTGATCTGGCGCTGCAGGTTCTCCTCGGTGGTCTCAAACGCCTGGTTCAACTTCTTCGCAGCAGCTTCAGCCTCTTTGGCGGCAGCCTTCTGCGCATCCGTCTGTCCTACAAACCCCGCTTTCCCGCTTCCAGGTGGAGCGATCTTGGGAAGCTCCGCTGCGGCTTTCTTCGCTTCCTTCACATAGTTGCGGATGACATCGCCAGACCAAGGCTTGTTAAAGGACTCGGCAACTTCCGACATGATGCTGCCGGCGGTCCTTGAGTTTATGATCGCGTCGTTGGTCAGTTGCTGGGCGTTCTCTTTAAATTCCTTCGACATGTCGCCGAACGTAACGGCGCCCAGCAAGGTGTTGGCTGTCGCACCAATGCTCTGTAAGTACGCCATGGTCGTTGCGAAACCGCTGGCGATTCCCCCCGCGGTGATTTTGAAAGCGCGGCCGATACCATCTGCAAGGCTCGCGGTGACCGCCGTCACCTCGACGAAGTCATCAGCGAACTCATGCACGACCTGACGAAGCCCGCCGGCCTCCTTGGTGGTGTCGGCCAAGTCCTTGGTCAACTGCGCAAGAACTGGCATGAACTCAGCTGCAAGCGCAGTTTTCGCCGAGCTGGCGTACTGACCTATGACGGTCAGCTCTGTGCTGAACTGCCGCGCGGCACCGATAGTCTGCTCATCCATGATCATGCCGGCAGACTGCGCGGCATCCCCCAGTTCCTTGAACCTCTTCCCCCCGTCTGCCAGAAGCGGTACCAGGGCCGTGGCCTCGTCGGCGATCGCCTCCATGAAGAAGGTCATTTGCGCCTGGCTGACGTTGGCCTTTTGCAAGCTGGAGACGTAAAGCTGCAACGCGTCGGCGCTGTTCAGGTTGCGGAACTGCTCGGCGGTAACCCCAACCTTCGGAGCAACGGTCTCGAAGAAGTTCTTCAGCTCGCCTCCGCCAGTGGCAAGGAAGTCACCAATCTTGTCGTTGGTGTCCTTGAAGATGTCGGAAAGCTTGTCCTGCTCCACCCCAACCGAGGCGGCACCGGCGGCGTACCGCTGGAACTCCGTGGTGCTGAGCCCGGCCAGATTCGAAAGGTTAGTGATTTCCTTGGCCGCCAGGGCTGAACTGGTGACCAGCCCTGTGATGATTGCAGGCACCGCGGCAAGAGCGGTGCCGATGCCCTTGCCCAGATTCTCGGCCGACTTTTTGATTTCAGCCATTCGCTTCTGCGACTCACGACTGGCTTGGTCCAGGGGGCCGGTGAATCCGCCGATCTTGGCAATCAGGTCGAGCGTGAGCGTGCCCAGCGATTTGCTTGCCATGCATTACCTCCTGCGGTCGGCAGCAGTGACGGGCTATGCCCAGGTCTTCATGGCCTCCTCAAGCGTCAGCGCAGGCTCTGATTCATGAGGCATGAAGTCGTAGACTTTGTACCCGCCATCCTTGGTGTGGGTGTTTGCATACAGCGTGGCCAGAAGTGCCGTGCCACGCTCAATGCGCATGCCCAGGTGAAGCGAACCTCGACGGTTTCGAAACTTCACCCAGGACCTGAACTCTTGGAGGCTGAGGCGCTCCTTTGCCTCAGCAATCGTTCTCCCGCCGATGCCGCACATAACTAGTTCATGCCAGAGCTCGTCGAGGTCGCTGAGCTCGGCGTCTTTCCCATGTTGTTGACCTCATTGATGGCCACCATCAGGGCGACGGTGAGGTTTCCGTCAAGCGCCCCCAGGCGCTTGGTGCTGTCCGGGTCCTTCTCAAGCTCGACTGGATCAAGCGGGCCATGAGTGATGTCGATTGGGGAAAAAACGGTGTTTCCATCTTCGTCGCAGATCGCCGCAGCGATACGCCCGGCGATGTTGTCCTTTTGCTTGCCGCCGGCGGACAGCACATCGCTGACCGCTGCCTGGTAGCCAAGCGGCCGGACGAACACTGTTGCGGTAAACGCCTTGTCACCCTGCTTCCAGTTGATTTCCTTCTCAACTGGGCGACCAGTGAAAGAGCCGGTGCTTTTCAGCGTGTCGATGCTCAGCTTCATGAAGTACCTCAGGCGTTGGTGGTTTTGCGGATCCAGGCCGAACCACCCGAGCGCTGGATGGAAGCAGCGGTGGTGACCACTGCGTTTGCGGCGAAGTCGAACGGGAAGTCAGCGACGTAGCCGTCGAACAGGAACCAGGTGCGGGAAGTCGGCAGGGTGAAGTCCGGCTCAGCATTGACCGAAGCAGTAGCCGCTGCGCCGCTGCCGGCACCGCCACTGAACGACACGGACGGCGCACTGGTGTAGCCGCTACCAGGATTGGTAATCGTGATCGAAGCCACCTCATCACCATCGAGAACCGCCACGGCGGTTGCGCCAGTACCGCCACCGCCAGTGATAGTCACGGTGGGCGCAGCGGTATAGCCGGTGCCGCCGCTGGTGACCTGGATCTCATCCACGCTACCAGCCACCGCAACACCCGGCAGTGCCTTGCCATCGGACCAGCCCACGACCCAGTGTATGGTCTCGATATCGTCGTCTTCCGAGAGTTCATGCAAGCGAATGTGCGAGGCATTGCGCGGATCGGCGTTGAGGGTCATCGAAGCCTGGCCAGGGGTGCGCAGGCCGCGGAGGTAAGTCCGAACGCGCTGGCTGAGGCAGGTGGTTTCAATCTGGTCGGCCGGGTTGCCGCCAGGGTTGAACGCGGTTGCGCACTCGATTTCCATCACCGTGAAAAGCGATGGATTGCCAGCAGCCGGTACCAGCGCGAAGATCTCGGTGCCTTGGGTAAGGATTGCCATGGGTTTCTCCATGTAATGAATAAAAGAAAGCACGCACGAAGCGGGCCTGGAACGGCGGAAACCTCAGCGCTGGACTATCCAGTCCACGTCGAAGCTGGTTCGGTAGTTCTTGGTGGTCGGGTCTCGCGCTTCGCCACCCCACCGAGTGACATAGGCACCCAGTTCAATGGCGTCACGGATGGCGTCACGCACCTGGCGGACCGAAGTACTGGTCGTGCCGTAAACGTCAACCTGCAGCGTGAGGCCGTCGGCGTCGGGACGGCCGGCCAGGTAGTTCTCCGGTTCGCCATTGACCAACTGCCATACTGCGTAGGGCTTGGTGACATCCTGCGGGGCCTCGCCAAACGAGTAGAGCCGCAGATTCGCACCGGCACCGAGCAGCGCCGTGACGCCCGCAGCCTGGGAGCAGATCTGAAAAATAGGTGGTGTCATGAGGATGCAGCCTTCTTCGCAGCCCGCCGGATGGCGCGGTCTATCGCTTTTTCGTACTCGGTGACGAAGGTATTGGTGACCTCGCTAATGCTGTTGGCCAAGGCCGTACGCATGAACGGGTCAGCAGCCATGTTCTCGGTACCGAACTCAATCAGCCGCCAGTGCGGCGTCGGGGAGTTCGGACTGAGGTCGCCGCCGTCCTTGAGCACTGCTCCATGCAGCACGCCAACCCGAAATCCGAGATTGCCAGTCTGCTTGAACAGCCTGCCGTTCCAGCGCAGGGCGATGTTGTCAGCGATCGAGCGACCGGTTTCTTTATCGTCGATGCGCTCAGCGCCTTCCTTGGCTTTCTGCATAACCACCTGAGCGGCCTTCCGCAGTGCGGCCCGACCACCCTTGCGACGAATGTCGTAGCTCAGCGAGTCCAGCTTTCCCAGCAAGCTATCCAAGCCGGTTATGCTGAACTCAACATCAGCCATCTTTCACCCCTTTCGACACGAGGATGGTCAGGTACTCCTGGCCGGACTTGTCGTCTTCCAGGGGCGGGCCTTCGATGCTGTAGATCTGGCCGCGATGGATGATGCGCATGGTTGGCAGAACGCCTGGGCGGTACCGGATGACAACCCGGGCCGTGGCTTCTGACTGGGCCGACTGCGCGGCAATCAAGTCTTTCGCGGATAACGGCTCAACCGAAGCCCAGGTGCTGGCAAAGATCTGCCAGGCTGGCTCACCAAACTCGCCTGAGCCAAGGTCACGCACAGCGGAAAACTGCTGAATCTCGATGGGGTGACGAAGATCTCCGGCCCTCATGTCGCCACCTCATCTGGCGGCCCTCTCCAATCACGGGAGGACCAAAGCAATGATTCGACGGCCATCGGTAGCTCGGTTGCGATGGTGCCGGTAACGATGGCCTCACGATTGGCATAGGAGTGGCCAATCAACAGAAGCAACGCTGCCTTGAAGCTTGCCGGGAAGGCAGACGCGTCGATCAGCTTCGGGTTGTCGCAGTACCACAAAGCCCAGGCCAGCGCTGACTCGGCATAGAGTTCGATCAGCGCATCTTCGCTTTCATGATCGACACGGAGATGCTGGCGAATCGTGCCGATCGGCAGCAGTTCCAGTGCCGTGACGGTCATTTTTTCTTACCTGCCTTGGCGTCAGCAGCCGGTGCTTCGTCCTGCTGCTGGTCCTGCTGCTGGTCCTGCTGCTGGTCCTGCTGCTGGTCCTGCTGCTGGTCCTGCTGCTGGTCCTGCTGCTGGTCAGCAGCCTGGGGGTCGTCGACATACTCGGCAAGCTCCATACCCACCAATGCTTCAGCCGTTTCGACAGGCACGCGCCTCTGTTCGTACTGGTCGAACGTGCCGGCGTGGTAATGGGAGAACTGGCGCAGTGCGCGGATCTTGATCATCTACATGACCAGGGCGGTTGCCCGCCCTGTCCTCGTCCGGTGATTAGGCGAATGCGCCTTTGATGATGGCGGTCGGGCGGTAGTGAGTGACCGCCAGGCGCTCCTCGCAGAGGATGGTCAGCATGTTTTTCACGAAGTTGTCGCGATCCTGGTTGCTGATCTCGATGGTCGCATCCATGCGGTCCCAGATCTGCGACGCCAGGTCGAAGCCGCCAACGGTGAAGGTGCCCTGTGCCTGAGCCTTGGTGGCCACAACCGGCAGGCCCCACATGACACGCGCAGCGAAGGCCGCCGGGCCGCCGAAAATGTAACGGCCCTGCTCGTCCTTCAGCAGCGAGATTGCATGCCAGTCGCGCGGGTTGAGGATGATGCCGGAGGCTTCAAATTCGGACTCGGTCACTTGGAAGATTGCGTGTGCAATCTTGTCGGCACGGGTATCGCCCACAGCGTCTAGGTCGGCGTCATAGGCAGTCGCAACCTTGTTCAGGCCAACCAGGTTGTCGCCGGTACCGTCACCGTTGAGCAGCTGCCCCTCTTCTACCAGGTCCAGACCGAACAGAAGACGGCCGTTCACATAGGATTCCAACATCGGAGCATCGTCCATGATCTGGCGCGAGGCCTGAATCCAGTGGGCGATAGTTTTGACGTTGGCGGTTTCCTTGGTGAAGGTCAGCTGCGACTCGGGCTTCAGCGCCCCTTCAGCCACAGGCGCCGCGCTGTTGGTGAAGACGTTCTCACGAACGTACTCGATGGCATTGGAGCTGGTGCGCCCTTGCGCCAGCAGGTCACGGATGGTCAGGCGGCGCAGGCCCGGCATCAGAATGCCGGCGTTCATCTGGGGCTGAACCAGAGCGCCCGCCGATGCGCCGCCAGAGCCCAGCGCCTTGCTGAAGCTCTTCACATCGACCTTGCCGGTGGAAGACCCGTTCCAGCCCTTCTTCAGGTCCTCGGCAGCCTGGGCGGCAAAGGACTTCTTGTTCTCGGGGTTGTCCAGGTTGCCACCGGCCATCTTCGACTCCAGGTCGAACAGCCGGGTGCCTGCGGTTTTGAGTTCTTCCTGCACAGTGGTCAGGTCGGACTGCAGCTGCTTGCTGACGGCGCCGGTGGCTTCGATTTCTTTCTTTTGAGCGTCGAACAGCTCGGTCATACGAGTCTGCGCGGTCTCGATCGCCTTCTGGACTTGGGCCAGTTCGGACATGGGTAAATCCTCGGTTCAGAGTTTCGGGAAGGTGTTGATGCGCTCGATGAGCGCGGCGATGTCGTCGCCGCCTTCGGACTCACTCCGAACTGCGGACTTGATGCGGGCGATGAACGCCTGCGATTCGGACTTGGAAACCCCGGCTACGTCCCGCAGCCAGTGCTCCGCGTCGCGGATGCTGGTGATTGCCTCCAGGCTTTTCAGCGACTCAACCGTAGCCAGCTCGTTAGCCGGCTGGGTGCAGATGCTGATTTCGTTGAGGCTGGCCATGTTCTTGAACGCGCGGCCGGTGGCGATTAGGTCGAAGTCGTCCTTGCGGGCCGAGAAGTTGACCGACATGCCGCGCACGGTCTGGTGCTCCATCGCGGCCCGCAGGTCAACGGCGCCGGAGTGCCCCTTGGTCAGTTCGCCGCGAACATGCAGGCCCTTACTGTCCTCGGCGATCTCCAGCCACTTGCCCACCGGAATCTCCCAGGTACGGTGGTTGAAGAACATTCCCACCTGACGGCTTTGCGTCTGCAGGGCCGACTTGAAAGCCCCGGGCAAGATGATGTCGCCGTCGCCATCGACGACGCTGAACACGCTCGCGTAGCCCTCGAACACGCCCTGGGCGCCGGAACTGGCGAACTTGATCTCGGCCTGGTCGAAGGCCAAGGTCTTTTTGATGCTTGGCATTTGCTGCCTCCAGAATGATCAAGCCCCGCTAGGTGCGGGGCTTGGTTGGCCGAGTTGGGTAAGGGGTATGTTCTGGGACTGGACGGTGGCTTCATCCCCGCCGGGCAAGGGCGGCATGTTGTCCAGCCGTCGTAATTCGTTGCGGGTGCGCAGCCCTTTGTCGGCCATGACGCCCATGAAATTGGCACGTGCCGTGGAGTCGCCGCGCAGCAGTCCGTCGATATTGTGCTCAGCATGGAAGCGACCGACCTCGCCTGGCTTCAACAGCCAGCGTTCGATCGCGTATTCCCAGCGGTTCAGGTACGGCGAGAGGGTGTACTGCAGAAACCCGAGGTTCTGTTGCTCAATTCCCGATCCCCAGCTAGTAGACTTTTCCACATCGCCCACCAAGTGCGGCGGCACTCCGAAGAAGCGCGCCAGCTCGCTGACCTGAAACTTGCGAGCCGCCATCGTCTCCGCATCCTGGGGGCTGACGCCGATGGCCTGGGTGGTAAATCCACCTTCCAGAATCCACAGCCGCTTCTTAACTGGGCCGCCGGAAATCTCCTTGAAGTTCTCTTCGACCTGGGCACGCTGATCCTTGTTGAGCACTTTCCCTTCACCGGTCATCAGCAGCTGCGGCGACTTGGCACCGTTGGCATAGAAGTCGCGCTGCTGATCCTCCATTGCCACCGCAACCCCTGCTGTTTTCGCCGCGAAAGCGATAGGCGACAGGCCGACCAGTCCGTTGAATCCGAAACCTTTCAGGTGGAAGATTTCCGCCGGTTTGAAATCTGCGTACTCGCTGTCTCGGCGGTATCGGTACACCACGCGCTTACCTTCAAGGCGGACATCCATGTTCACCGACAACAGGGGCATCATGCTGATCACATCCCCGATGCTGTTTCGCTCAATCAGAGCATAAGCGTTGCCGTAGTAGCAGAGCTGCATGGTCATAGCTTCGCGGAACTCGACAGCAGTCATGTACTGATTTGGGCTGTAGCGCAGCAGTCGGGCCAGCGGGTTGTCGATGCCGACCTTTCTCCGGTCATCGCCGGTGGTCTCGAAAACATCCAGCGGCAGGCCGGCCGCGACCGTGGATATCAGGCGGACGCAAGCGAACACCGTGGAGATCTGCAACGATCGCTCGTCGCTCACGACCGAATCGCCTACCACCCCAGAGGCGGACACTGGTCCGTTCTGCGACCCTTTCTCTGGCGAGACCAGGCGGCCGCCGACAAAGAAGCTCGCCATGCGTGCCCAGAAGGGACTGCGCGTGCGCAGATCAATGCTGTAGTCGGTGTCTGCCATTACATGCTCATCGGTCTGGAAAGGAAGTCGTCGACAGAGCCTTGGGTATCCGCGTTCGCGAGCACCCGGCCTATCGTCATGATCAGCGCCACGGCGCCATCGATCTTGTTGTCGTCGCCCTGCTTGATCGGGCGCACCACGTCATCATTACCGGGCAGGTTCTTGCCGATGACGTTGCCAATACACCAGGTCATGATCGGATTGCCGTCGTGATGGAACCTGCCCGCCTCGATTGCGGCCTCCAGTTCCTTCATGCCGTCGGACATGTTGGTGTAGTTCTGGGTGATGGTGATCGGATTGAAACCCTCGTCGTCCAGGTCATGACTCAGGCCAGTGGCGCCGTGCGGGTCGATCGGGCTCTCCCTGATCGGTGCCAACTTGTTGGCTTCCTTGGTGTCCTCGAGGATTTCGCGGTAATCCACCTCGGCGCCAGGTGTGGCGGTCAGGTGGCCGGTGTTGACCCAGGCCTGGAAGCGCTCGGCCATGCGCTTGTTGTCCACGTCATTTGCGGTGTCCTCGGGAACCCAGAACGCCGGAGACACGCTGTAGTAGTGGATCTTTCCGTCGATCTCGCGCCAGAACAGCCTGGCTCTGGAGTTCATGTCGAGCTTGCGAGCCAGGTCGAAACCCGCCATCCACTCCTGCCCCTCGAACTGCTCAAGCGTGAGCGTCTTGTCCTCGCAGGCCTTCCAACTTTCCATGTTGAAGAAACCGGATTTGGCACTCACCCACAGGTTCAAGTGCTTGGTCTTGAACGTGTTGGTGAACCGCGCCGAGCGAATCGCCCTTGCCAGCTGGCTCTCCAGGTACTCCTGAAACACCGACACGCCCATGCAGGGGTTGGCCTTGGCCAGGTTCTTCGGGTCGGTCCAGTCGTCACCCTCGTCGAGCGTCCAGATGTAACCGAACAGCTCGTCGTCCGGCACGGTGCCGTTGAGCATCTCGATGACCTGCCGGCGCTTGTCGTAGCACGGCCCCTCGATGTTCGCGCCGGCGGTGGTGATGATGAACATCAACGGCTGCCGGCGTGCACCCATGCCGGTAAGCATCGTGTCGTACTGGGCCGCGCTGTCGTGCTCGTGGTATTCGTCGATAATCGCGCAGGACGGCGACGCACCATCACCTGGGTTACCAATCAGCGGCTCGAATCGGCTGCCGTTCGACGGAATGTTCAAGTTCGAGGCGTTGACCTCGATGCCAGCTGCCTCAATCAGCATGGGCGACCGGCTGACCATCAGCCTTGCAGGCCGGAACACCTCCCACGCCTGCTTCTCAGTGGTCGCACCCGAGTAGACCTCGGCGCCGAACTCGTTGTCGGCGGTGAACATGCTGATGCCGACGCCGGCGGCGATCACCGATTTGCCGTTCTTGCGCGGCACCTCCCAGTAACTCTCGCGGAAGCGCCGGTACCCGCCCTTCTTCCGTACCCATCCGAAGGTGCAGGCCAGGCCGAAGAGCTGCCATGGCTCCAGGGTGATCAGCTGTCGCTTGAACGCCCATTCGCCCTTGGTGTGGGGCAGCAGCTGCATGAGGCGCAGCTTCTTCTCGGCCTTGGCTGGGTCGAACTTGTACGGGTAGTCCTTCGAGCGGCTGGCCGCTACGTCGTCGAAGTGCCGCTCGATCGCCTGATGGATGAAGCGGCAAGCAGGAAACTTTCCTTTGAGGACGGACTTTGCCCACGCCATCGCCTTGTCGACGTTGGTGTACTTGGCTCTGGCCATCAGGAACTCAGTAGGGCTGCGAACTCGTTGGTGGATTTCTGCTTGTTGCCGCCGATGATCCGCGTGCGGCTGGCCGGGTCCAGACCCAGCATGGAACCGAAGGTGACCATCTGGCGCATCGCTTCGTTAGCTGCAGTGAGCGCCGGGTTTTTCACAGGCCCGCCGGTGGCTCCAGCAACCACGATGCCGTGGGCAATAACCGATTCCTGTGCTCTTCGCCAGTTTCCGTAGGCAGAACAGAACGCCTCGACGTTGTGCATGTCGGTCAAGGCAAGAACCTTGGCCCGAAGCAATTCCGGAACCAGCATTTCCCAAACCCTGGTGGCGTGTTCGCATAGCCATTCGGGCGCGTCCACGTTCGTCACCAAGGCGAAATCTGGCTCGTCCTTGTTCAGCTTGCGCTTGCCGGGATTGCCGGCCAACGCCTTCTGGGCCGTGGGTTTTGGGCGACGGCCGGAGCGCCCGGCAACCCCTGGCATCGGCGCCTCCATTAAACTTTATATTTCGCGGGTGTAAAAAAACGACTGAGGGCGCGGTGTCCGAGCGAAAGGGCCTGAACTTTTGACCCTCCCCCTCCCCGCCGATGGGATTTCGTATCTTTTTCGTCGATTTCGATCATTTTTTGATCGTTTTCGATTCCAACAGCGTCTTCACCTTGTGGCAGTCGCGGTTTATCGCCCGAAGGTTGTCGTCATCGTCCGTGCCGCCGTGGGCCAGTGCCACGATGTGGTCCACCTCATGCGCCTCTCGGATGCGGCCAAGCTGAACGCAGTCATCACAACGACAGAGATACTGATCTCGCTTCAGGATTCGTTCACGCTTGCGCCGCCATGGGCGACCACCACGGCCTGAGCCCTTGCGTGTCGCCCAGGCCTTGGCCTGCTCGGCAGCCAGTTCGGCGTGGCCATCGCAGTAGCCATTGGCATTGCGGTGCAGAGCACGACAGCCCGTGGCTCGACATGGCCGCTGGGGTCTCAACGGCATGGCGTGCCATCCAGATAGTTGCGCGGTCCGGCATCAGAGTCAGGCTCATCACCTTGGTCATCCGCCAGCGCCTGGAGGAAGCTGGCTAGCAGCTCATTGGTCTTGGCCTGCTCGGCCAGGATCTTCTTGAAGATTGACAGGAAGGCCTGCTCGTTCTTCTGGATCATTGCCATCTGTTCCGGCGTCACCTGGAGCTGAGCCAGGGTTACCGTCGAAGAGTGATCTGGCTCGCTCATACGCCACCTTTGTCCACTTGTTGAACCATTCGCGCCTGGCGGCGCACCCACTGCAGGCCATCAGCCTTGAGCCTTTCGAGATAGGAACAGGTCGGAGTAGCCGCGAAGCTTCTCCACACCCATGAAGCCAACCGCACCACCCGCGAAGGTGGCCATGCCCTGCGGCAGGCCCATCCATTCGAGTAGCGGCACTAGAGCAAGGGTGATGAGGCCGCAGAGTGCGCCCTCCAAAATCATCTGTCTGCGCGTGCCGCCGCCGTACACCACCCGGAGGGCAGCAATCGCGACCGAAAGGCCAGCGGCATACAACTGAGGCTGGTGAGCCAGCACCCAGGCGAGCACAGCGGCCCACAGGCCAGGATCCTTCTCGGGCATGTTCGGCATCTCTTTACCCCCTTCTAAACAGGGAGAATGAAAGGAAGATAAGACTCATATAGATGGCAATGTGCTACGTTATTAGCTCAACTAATACAAGGAGTTAACAGTGGCAAATACCAACATTGAGTTGTTCGATGACATGTGCGGCAAGATTCTTTCTTACCTAAAGCTGAGCTTCCCGAGGCCGGTGCGCTTAGGTGCCGAGTCACTTGGTCTTGAAGTGTCAAAAAAAGGCACCTACGAGGCCGGAAGACTTGTAGGTCAAGAAGAAGAGACTGAACAGGAGGTTTACTTCCGCGACACGCTGTTCTGGCTTCACGCAGAAGAGATCATTTACGCCCGGGAAAGCCATGGCCGACTCCTGGACGTTGTGTTGACCTCAAAGGGTCTAAGAGCAGTAGGTGTAGCGCCTAAGTCGCTTGAGTCGCTCGCTCAATAACGACAAAGCCCGGCTGCTAAGGCCGGGCTTTCGGGGGTCAGTCCTCAACGTGCGCAGGAATGACAGGATGGGGATAATTTCTCTCACTCTCTCACTGATGTCAATAGGCAATTATGCGGCGTCTTTGATCAGCAGGCCTTCCGCCTCGAGAATCGTCCGGACCTCTGCCAAAGAATCGTTGATCATGCCGTCCAGCTTTTCCTTGATACCGGCCCGCCAGCGGTAGCGCGTAGGCTCGGATGTGGCGTCCAGATCCCAAGTGTTCATGTCATAGAAGCTGTCCGGAAGAATGATCAGGTCCTCGGCCAAGGCCTCTGCCTTTTTCCGCTCAGCCTGGCCAGCAGCTAATGCGGCGTTGACCAGGTTCTCGCGACGCCATTCAGGCGCATCCAGCGGAATATCAACCGCAACCGAGCGAGGCCCCTTTCGGCGAGCGCCCTTGAGCTTCGGGATGGCCCAGGTAGTAACCGCCTTGTAGATGAACAGCTGAGGTGCTGGGCTAGCGATCAGCGGCGCGATGGCCGTGATGCCCTGCAGCCGCTTCGCCTTGTTGGTGGCGTACTTCGCATTGAGGGCGCTCCAGTGACGAGGAATGAGCAGGTGGTGCAGGCGCGCAGCCAGCCAGTAGTCCACCTGAGCCCGGTCAAAGCCGCCTGAATTCCCTCCCAACGAAGCCAGGCAGCCACCCTCTTCTTCTGCCGACTTGTATAGCTTCTGCCATGCCTGGCCTTTCGCAGCGCCTTTCTCCCCTGCCGCCAGAGCGGCAACTACTGCACCCGATACGCTGTTGTAGATCATGTCCTTTCCCCTCAATCACCGGTGTAGTTGGTGCCGCCGGCGCCGCGCCGGTTGCTTCCCTGATATGTCGCCTCAGGCCCGGATGCCTGAGGGCTCTTCAACTGCTCGATCTGCCGGAGCGCTGCCCGAAGCCTCATGCTGAGCTGGGTCACCAGTTCATCCAGGGCCAGGGCCTCACCGGTTGCAGCCACTACCCAGCCCGAGGCGTTGCAGTGGTCGCATGGCAGTTCGTGAAACAACCCCTTGGTGACCGCTCTCCCACGGCACAAAGGGCACTGAGCCAGATTGATCACAGCCTTCTTGAAGGCCGGGCCGTGGCTCTTCCTCATCGCCTACCCTCTTCGAGAGCCCAGCCAATCTGCGCAGCAACGAGGACGATTGCCCGGCGGGTCGCCACGATTCTCGAAGGCTCAGACCTGAACTCCTGCATTACAGAATGGCCGTACCCGGACACGCAGACCCATGACTCCTCGATTTCGGAGGTCGTGTTCTGCTCAAGGTCAAGCCGGAGCCGGGACAAGAGACGGAATGCATCACCGTCGTCTCCCAGCGGGTCCCACGCGCCAGTGAGCCCGCGCGTCGAGTCGTACCAACCCACATCAATGCGACCGAAGGACGCCGGAACGACACCAGCGGCCTTACCGGCCAATATCAGCAACTCCATCTCGCCGCGGATCTTGCGTGTCTGCCCCTCCAGCCCGTAGAGGAAGGCGACGGCTCCGTGCTCAGAATTTCTCATTTCGAATCCTCGCTTATGGTGGATACCGGAAGTTCGTCTAAGCCCGCACGCTCTGCGGCCCGCGAGAGAATCCATGAATCCGTCGATCTATCACCGGTCAAGCCGTGAACCGACTCGAAACCCTTCTGATCAAGGTGTGCATGCCACTTCTCCAGCGCCTCGCGCTTGCGGGCCATGACGTCGGACTGGATGTACACCTTCACGTTATGACCCATGGCGTGGTTGATCAGCAGCTCACCCACCAGGTGGTCAACACCGAGGTCAGCCCAGCCGGTACGGGCCAGCTTGCGCAGGTCGTGGCTGGTCCACTCGCCCTGCCCCATGACCGCGAACACTGCTGAGGCCTTCGACTCGCTCATAGGCTTGCCCTGCCGCCCTGGGAACAGGAACTCGCCCTCGTAACCCTGCTTGAGCTGGATCTCACGGCAGGCCATCAGCAGGAAGCGCACCTGGTCGGTCAGTGGTAGGCGGTGCTGCACACCAGTCTTGGTGTGCTCGGCGGGAATGAACCACTCCCGCTCGGCCAGGCTGATATGGCTCCAACGGGCCATCCGGGTTTCGCCCAGTCGGGTGCCGTGGCACAGCATCATGAGGGCCAGCAGGCCATGCTGCGGGTTGTGGGTCAGGGTGGTCTTCATGCGCGCCATCAGGTCTTCAAGGTGCACGCCACGGAGTCGAGACGGCTTTACCGTAACCTTGGCCTTGGAGAAGTCACGAAAGCGGATGCCGGCCATGGGGTTGGTGCTGATCAGCCCGAGCTTGGCGGCCTGCCGAAAGGCCAGAGCCAGCAGCTGGAACACCAGCCGAACGTAGTCGATCGACAGCGACCCCTGCAGCGGCCACATCAGCTCGCGGTCGAGCAGCGCTTTGTCGATCTGGGCCAGTGGCGTTTCGCCCAAGCGCGGCGCCAGGTGCTGCTTGATCGCCGACGCCGCCGTGCGCTTACGCTTGGCCGAGAGGCTGCGATCACGGGACATGCGCTCAGCGAACCAGTCCAGCAAGTCGCCAGTCAGCACCCAGCTCGACAGGCTCGAGCCCTCACCCGCTTCCAGGCGCAGGCGGATATCCGGCAGTGCGGCGGCCACCTTGGCGGCGCTCAGCTCGGGATACGAGCCGATCAGGTTCCATTTGCCCTTGTGCACGAGGTACCACGACCCGCGCTCGCGGGACCGGTGAAACCGGAAGTACAGGCCATGGTTGCCCAAAGCGCGCAGGTCGCGCACCTGGCCGGCGGCCTGCCGGCGAATCTCTGCATCGCTGATTTTCACAGCGGCGGTATTGGTCATGCTGCAACCTCCGTTTTTGGCAGGGCCAGGTACGCCCTCAGGCACTCCATGGCGTCGAAATGCCCCTGACACACAACGGCCAGGTAGCCTTGGTCGTTCAGCCGGCGAATGCACGCTTGCTGGCTGGACGAGACAGGCGCCGGGT